TTGCACCGCCTTGTGGTCCTGCAATTTGACTAAACTTTTCACGTGCTTCACCCAGAATAAACTTGCAGAAGCTATAAGCATAGTCCTGGATCCAAGGGAAACTTTGTGGGCTATTAAGAATCATGCTGTCCGGACGAGTGTTAAAAATCCATAGCAATACCGATTCTTGCTGTGTTGGGTCTGGGTTAGCACCTTGCCATGGCATTTTACGTACAAGAACCAAACGCTTAGTAACAGGATCAAATGTGTAGTTCATAAAACCACCAAACATCATCATTGCCAACTTTTGATAACTGGCAAACATCTCATAGTTGGTTAAACCACCAACACGACCAGCAACCAACATGTAGGTATTCAAATACCCTGAGCTAAATGGCTCAAATTGACTTGCCGTTGTGCCAGTTACGCTACCAATACCACGACGGAAAACTTGACGAACTGCTTGAACTTCTTTGGGCAGAATGTATTCTTGGGTCTCAGGCAATAACGTTAGTGTAGCATAGCTCTCTTCAACGCTGTTCTGCGCCTTTTGGCGGTACTTGATAAGGGCTTGGTTAATACCCATCTCATAGTGTTCTTTTTCTAGTTCAACGTCAACAATACCATCAGCTAGGCGCATACGGATATAATCCGTAATTGATGCCCGCATGCTATCGTTTGTGTTAACAAATGGATCGTTTGGGTTTTGAACACCAGGGAAAGTGACAGTGGATTCACCGTCATATGCTATGTGCCCAGCACCTGACCCAGTACTTGGTTGAAAGAGACTGTCCGCAATAATATTATTATTAGCGTCAAATCCGGTCTCTGCGGTTATGCTACCTGTATATGGTGTTGCCATTAAAAGACTCCGTTATCAGGTATTTATTACCGTGATATCAGATCCCAGACACCATATTTCTCATATTTGAGCCATTCCGAACCACCAAATGTATGCTCTAACTCACGGTGCCGTAATTGGTATTGTAGATCCCGGAGTTCATGGACGGCGCTGGGTTTGCGTGGTAACTTCATTTCCTTTACCTGTTTAATCTTATCCTCAAGCCAGGTTATTTCGTACTGAAGTCTAACCAGTACAGTTGGATCTTTAACTGGATTTAAGTAAGATAACGTCCGCATTGATACGCCCGTTCATTTTAGTTTCAGTTGCTTTAATGTCCTCAAGGAACTTGCGTAATTGCACTTTAGTAGCTTTAGTGAACTCTTTGAGCTTCTCTTCTGGCTTACGCAACGTCTTACACACGCTCTTGGCTTCATCAAAACCAGTAAGCGATGTTCCTTTTACACCAATCGGCCCTTGCAAATCATCAGCAACATACTTGCCCAGCTTACGTGTTTTGGTATTATATACCCAAAGCTCTTTTGCACCAATAATGTCTGCAGGATTGATACTGACCAACTTAAGAACCTTATCATCCTTGGCATACTTGAGTTTAGCCACCACTTTTTCCTTGCTAACTGCACGTGGCGCACGAACTTTCTTGGTTGCTTTCTTCACATTGCGGTATTGATCAACTGCTCCGAGCAAGTCGTCAATCCAGCCGATGATTCGTTTGAAGTCTGCGGCTTTATAGTGACTGTAACCCTCTTTGAGCTGTGCATCTTTACCTTCTTGTGCCTCAGCCAACTCTGCTTTTCTCGCAGAAAACATGTCTTCATACTTTGAAAGCTGACTTTGTGGGACATTGTACGTTGTGAAGAAATCATAATGTTTGAATTTTACAGTACCTTGAGTTACTTCGTCAAAATGACCCTCTAGTTCACCAATTGTTTCAGCAGTTTTTTCATTTAAGCGGTCTTGGATAGTTGGTGCCACCACTTTGGGAGTATCATCAACTACTTCTGGTTCGTCATCAACAATATTGACAATGGCTTTGCGAACTGAAGTCTTAACATAGTTAAGATGCTTCTCACGGAACGGCATACCGTTCTTATGCGCCATGATCAAACCACAAACAGTCATCTCAATACCACGATCCGGTACTTTGGCGAACTGATTCTTTTCTTCGTCATCAAAGTCTTCATGTTCATCAACCCACTGGTTAACAAACTTTTTAAGATCCTTTTGAGAGAAGTGGTAATTGTAGTAGTTAAGACTTTTACGGACATAGTGTTCAAACGTAGAGTCGTCAAACTGTTCTGCCCGTTCAGTGTCCCACACTGGCTCGGTACCAGTATACTTTTCATCAGCAATATGCGATGTACGAATATTCTTGGGGGCTTTGGGTTTTGGTCTTACAACTTTTCCGTTCACTTTGACCATGTCTGTTCCTTAATATAGTGGTAAATGTTTAGTAATAGAGTCGATCTTATCTTCACGATCAGGACCTACTGCGACAGCGGTAAGTGTAGCGACCCCATTAAACTCTGTCAAGCCTGCATCTTTAATCAAACTACAAACAAGACCGGACTCCTTGGCTTTGTTGTATACTTCCAATAATTCTGATTCGCTGTTCACATACACGCAGATCTTTTTAAATCGCCCTGTCAGCCAGGGTTCAGTGCGTTCATCCATATCCAGTATCAACTTGTTGCCGTCACGCTTACAAAGCCCTAGAATCGCTCCCATAGAGGCATGTGCGCCTTGGGCAACTAACTTGCCTTTACGCATATTCAGGTCTTTACGCATTACGAGTACTTGTTTATGTTCCATATTATCTTGCCGTTGGCATTCGTTTTAACTTAGTTAGTAATTCCTGTTCCCACGGTGACAATTTATTATCAATCTCAGGATCTAGTGGGTCCAATGAATACAGTTCTTCTGGAACTAGTACCCCAACACAGGTCAACAGTCCACCCAGACTTTGTTTATCCTCGGTAAAGAAAGCAAACGGATATGGGTTTTGATGTCTACCTGCCAGAAGGAAATCAAAGAATTCTTCCAAGCGGGAATTGTTACCACCATTAAGACAGATGATTGTTTTATGGCTATCTAGCCAGTGGCTAATATCCTTGTTGTCACTGCCATACTTTTTAACTAGCTCGCCCAAACAATGTGCGGCTTGAATTCCTTGCTGGATTGAACTAAGGTACTGATTACCAATTGCGTAGAATCTCATAGTGCGGCCGACCAAATACAGAACACGCCAATTGCACCATTGATCCACATACTGCGAGTATCACCTACTTCGTACGCCTTGTGTGCAAGAACCAAATTAACTACGCCCAGAGTAAAATTCACAACATCAAAAATACTCATTATGGTCTCCGTTTCTTCCATGTGTATTCTGTACCATCTGGCAACACACCTGATACTACTGCATCCACACCGTTTTTACCAACTTGATCTGGATTTTCAGATACAGTAGTAACAAATCGCATACCAGCTCGACGCATCTGTTCAGAGATTGTTAGGGCACCAGCAAGAGTTGCTTCGTCCCATGAGTATGGTTTATTATCGACTGAGTCAGTGTAGTATATTTTAAACATTTTTTGTTGGATCAAATGATCCTCTATAAGCAAACTTATTCCCATGGGCATCCCACAGGGCCTGATGTTGTTGCCACCCCTTTGTTGCATCCATCTCTTTCCAAAACCAATCTAGTTTCATTGGATCGAGGTTGCCCCAAATGTTAGTAGCTGTTAAGTTAGTAACTAGCTCTTCTTCTGGAATCATTTGAATTAATCCAGTAAACCAAAACCAATCGCCATTGTAGTCAAAGCAGATGTTTGCGATTTGATCGCCATCATCGTAGTGCTTTAACCATTCATTCAATTGTACAGCAACATGGTATTTTCCACCAAATACAGTATTCGGTTGCTTGTTGAGCAAGGGAATAACGACTTGTTTAACAAAATCACTACATGCTTCTTGTCTGTAGTCAGTGAGCTCTGCATAGAACTCACGACCATTTTCATCCACTAACCCAATGCTAATTAGATCGCAGTCAGCAAAATCTGTAAATTCAGTGTCTAAAAAAATGTTCATTAAAAATGTGGGTCCATGTATTCGTGTTTACCTGGCATCAAGTAACAATACTTGCAACCAGTTTGGGTGTAGTAAACGTGTCCATCTTTGGCCACTTTACGTGTATATTGACGACCGGAATCTGTAAAAATGAAACGATTGGTAATGCGGGTGATTTTACCATCATAATAACGATCACCACCAATACCATGACTAACATCATCACCAATATTGTAAGTAGTTTGTTGTGTCATTTTCAGCTCCGTTTTGTTAGTTGATGTATCAATTATACGTTTTATCGAATTTCGAGTCAACCGAGTAGAGTTGCTAGAACAATGTGATGCTCTACAACTTCCACACTTTCATCAAACTGTTGTTTTAAAGCAACATAATTAGCCGTTTCTCGCCCATGCCGTTTACAGTTTATGGACTCACGGCTAAGTTCAGTCGCTATATCCTCGCAAACTTTGAGCATTTTGCGCAATTCGGCGGTATAGCGTGGATTAGCTTTAGAAATCTTGGTTCGAAGTTCGTAAATTTGTTCCATCTGTCAATTTTACTATGATTTGGATAAGTGGTCAAAACCCATAAATACACGATAAATTGAGGATTCCACGTGGCTAGATTATCACTTTGGCAAAACGGTAAACATACCAATGATTACAAGTTTTTTGATCGCAGAATTAGCGAGATGTTCACCATTGGTGGTACTGGCGTATTGCTGAACAAATATCTGGGTACAAATCCGCAGGGTCTGTTTATATCAACCAGTGCGGCCCAAACTGCACCGGGCATAACGCTAAATTTTAGTAATACCACTGGCGTACAAAATGGTATGTTTGTTTATGGGGATAATATCCCCA